CCCCGCAAGATCGACGCCTACGCCGCACTGATGCTCGCGCATGAGGCGCTGTACGAACTCCGCGCTCGCGGCAAGAAGGTCCGGAAGCGGACCGGGCGTGGCTACTTCATGTGACCCAGTGCAAGTGTGACTACGGAAGGTGGTGAGGCATGGCCGACACCAGCCCAGCATCGCTGGCGAAGGAACTCCTCGCCATCCTCGATCGCGATGAAGGCCGCCTCGCGCGGATCGACGACTACATCCAGGGCAGGCACGACGACCCGTACATGCCGCCCCAGGCGGACGACGAGTACAGGCTGCTCGCGAAGCGGGCGGTGTCCAACTGGATGCCGCTCCTGATCGGCACGCCGGCTCAGGCCCTGTATGTGGACGGCTTCCGTCCCGGCAAGTCCGAGCAGGGGCTTCCGCAGACATCGTCCTCGACGAGCTCTCAGTGGTCCCACTGGCAGCGTTCTCGCATGGACGCCCGCCAGGCTGCGGTCTACCGAGGAGCCCTCGGCTTCGGTCATTCCTTCGTCCTGACGGAGAAGACCAAGAAGGGCGTCACCTCGAAGGGCCTGTCCGCCAAGCGGACCGCAGCCCTGTACGAGGACCCCGCGAACGACGAGACTCCGTACGCCGCGATCACGATCGTGACCAAGCCGAAGGGCGACACCCCCGGCAAGGCGCGAATGTGGGACGGCAAGAGCGAGTACGCCGTCACCTACAAGTCGCTCGGTGACGCCGACTCCGTGAGGGTCGGGGGCGCCAAGCGGCATGGTGCGAGCGAGTGTCCGGTCACCCGGTTCGCCGCTTCCGTCGACCTTGAAGGTCGTACGGTCGGCGTGATCGAGCCGATGATCGCGCTCCAGGACCGCATCAACCAGACCATCTTCGACCTCCTGGTCGCGCAGACGTACACCTCGCATGAGGTGCGGTACGTGACCGGCATGGCCCCGCCTCTCCAGATGGAGATGCTGGACGAAGACGGCCGCGTCACCACCGACCCTGCGCTCGCGGTCGACAGCCGGCCCAAGCTCGACGGCGCTGGCAACCCGATCCCGGCGAACATCAACCACAACGCCCGGCGCTTCCTCTTCGCCGAGGACCCGGACGTGAAGTTCGGCTCGCTGCCTGCGGGTCCGATCGGCTCGCTGATCGACTCGGTGGACATGAGCATCCGGCACCTGGCTGCGGTCTCGCAGACTCCGCCGCATCACCTGCTCGGGCAGATCGCCAATCTCAGCGCCGAGGCTCTTCTCGCCGCCGAGACTGCGCTGTCCCGGAAGATCGCCGAGTTCCGCTCTCTCTTCGGGGAGGCGTGGGAGCGGGTCTTCCGCCTGGCGGCCGAGCTCGAAGGCGAAGCTGGTGCGGCTGATGACTTCGCGGGTGAAGTCCAGTGGCGCGACATGGAGTCCCGCTCGCTGGCTCAGGCTGCTGACGCTCTCGGCAAGCTGGCCGACCAGCTCGGCATCCCGAAGCGCGGCCTGTGGAAGCGAGTGCCCGGCGTAACCCAGACCGAGTACGAGGACTGGGAGCAGATGGCCGAGGAGGACGACTCCGTTGGTCAGCTCGCTTCAGCCCTCACCCGAGCAACGCCCGACACGGGCATCCCCGCCTCGCCTGACAGTGAGGTGGTCGCCGCGTGACCAGCCCAGCCCGACAGGCTGAAGCTGATCGCGCTGCAATCGCGTTCCAGGCGGCACTGACCCAGATCGGGGCAGGTACCGTCCAGGAGGCGCTGAAGCTGTGGGAGGACGTCCCGGCCACAAGCCGGGCGTCCACCGCCGCCTCTTGGTTGAGGCGGGCCGTCACGCTGGTGATGGGGCGGAGGCGCCAATCACGCGACCTTGCTCGCGCCTACTACCGACTCGTTCGCGCGTTGCGGACGGGCTCGACAGTGGCCGATCCCTACCATCCCGAGCCGAGGTACGTGACTGTCACGACCTTGCGCGAGGAGTTCAACGCCTTGGTCGGAGGCGCTGAGCGTCCCCAGGAGGGGCGTGCAAGTGACTCCCCTACCAAGACCTCGGACTCCGCCTCGTCGGCCGCGACCGGCCAAGCTGGGGAAGCTGACGAGGCACCCCTCACCGATCCCGACGCTGAGCATGAAGCTGAGCTCGACCGCATCCTGGTCGAAGAGATCGCGGGACTTCGCGAGGCGGAGGAGCGGATCGAGCGGGAAGCGGAGCAGGAGCTCCGCACCGTGCTGGAAGCCCTTGGGCCCAACAACCTCCAGAAGAAGGTCGACAAGATCGACGGCGGCAGGACCGCTGACGAGGTCGATGGACTTCGGGACGAGGCCCATCAGCAGGCCGGCGCCCGCCAGGCGGCAGCCGCTGAGCGTGTCGCCATGAACGGCGGTCGCTCGACGGTCTGGAACCACGCCAGCAGGGACAAGCGCGCAATCGGCTACATCAGACTCTCGCGTACCGGAACCCCTTGCGGGTGGTGCGCGATGCTCATCTCCCGTGGTGCGGTCTACCGATCGTCGTCGTCCGCTGAGTACAGCGATGGCGACAAGTACCACGACAACTGTCACTGCTACGCGGAGCCTGTGTTCACGCGTGAGCAGTACAACAGCTCGTCCACCTACGAGCTGAACCGCCGGTACGAGGAGCTGTGGCCCAAGGTCACGCGCGGCCTCTCCGGCAAGGCGGCAGTGGCCGCCTGGCGCCGGTTCATCCGGCAAGAACAGAAGGCCGCAGCCCAGGAGGCTCGGCGATCCACATCGAGCGTCCAGGAGGCGTGACAGTGCCCGAGCAGGAAACCCCCAGCACCGAAGAGACCACCGAGTCCACCACGGAAGAGACCGTCGAGACGCCCCCGGAGGGCACTACGCCTGAAGGCGAGCAGGCGACGGAGGAGTCCACGGACGAGAAGCCCTCGGAGGAGAGTGTTCCTCCGGAGGTTCTGCGTAAGAAGCTGACCGACGCGAACGCCGAGGCAGCCAACTACCGCACCAAGCTCCGCGAGACGGAGGCCAAGCTCAGCTCGGCCAAGACCGTCGAGGAGTTCGAGGCGGCGACCGCAGACCTGAAGGGGCAGATCGAGGCACTGGAGCGGACGATCCTGCTCAACAACGTGGTTGCGAAGTACGAGCTTCCGGAAGCCCTCGCGAAGCGCCTGAACGGCGCCACTCCCGAGGAGCTGGAGGCTGACGCGAAGGAGCTCCAGAAGCTCATCGCGCCGTCGCAGCCTGAGTCCCTTGCTGGTGGCCTCGACCCCGAGGACACCGAGGAATTCGACCCGGTCAAGGCTGTCGCGGCAGCTCGTCGCAAGCACTACTGACCGACCCCCTCTCCTGGCCGCGTGTGCAAGTTGCGCACGTCGGGCCTCCCCCTCCCCTACCGAAGGAGTAACAACCAGTGGCTCACACTCCCATCAAGCCGGAGAAGATCGCCGCGACTGCGGCCGTCGCTCTGGAGCAGTCCCTCGTCGTGCCTGCGCTCTTCCAGCGCGAGGGCATCGACCAGTACAAGGGCGCCAAGGATGACACCATCAACGTCAAGGTTGAGGGCGTCCTGCCGTTCCGCATCTACGACTGGCGTTCCGGCGAGCCGGGCTCGCCCACCCCTGGCGTTCGTCAGACGATCCAGTTCGACGAGTACACCGAGCGGACCGTCGCCGTGAAGTTCGGCGGCAACATCTACTCGGCCGTCAAGCTGACCGACGAGCAGGCCGAGTTCGACCTCAACGGCTGGGCCAAGCTCATGTCCAAGCAGACCGAGGCCATCGGTCGCGGCCTGGAGCACGAGGCCGTCCAGACCCTCATCGACGAGGACTACTCCGTGGTCCTCGGTGGCACCGCTGATGGCCGCGACCTGCGCAAGACCCTGATCCGCGCCCGTGAGGTTCTGAACCGCTTCATGATCCCGCGCGAGGGTCGCGTCCTCCTGGTCGGCACCGGCTGGGAGACCGCGCTTCTGTCGGACGAGAAGCTGAACCTCGCCGGTAACGTCGGTGAGCAGGAGGCTGTCACCGCCCTGCGTGAGGCCGGCATCGGTCGGCGCTTCGGCTTCGACATCGTCGTCTCGCAGGAAGTCCCCGCTGACGCCGCGTTCGCGCTGCACCGCTCGGCCTTCATCTTCGCGACCGGCGCCCCGAGCGTCCCGCAGTCCATCAAGGCCGGTGGCACCGCCTCCTACAACGGCGTCGCACTGCGCTGGCTCCAGGACTACGACGCGGACCACCTGACGGACCGCTCCGTGGTCAACACCTACAAGGGCTTCCGCTCCGTCAAGGACATCCTGGTCGGCACCGACGCGGAGGGTCAGTCCTTCGTGTCTGCGAACGAGCACTTCGTCCGCGCGATCAAGCTGGACCTGGACCTCGCCACCGACGTGCTGCCCGACCCGGACGGCCCGAACGCTGCCGAGCAGGAGCTCGCCGCGATCACCGGCGTTCAGGGCCCGGCTGACGGCGCTGGCGTCTGATCGACCGGCTGAGTGGGGCGGGGTGTGCAACTTGCGCATCCCGCCCCTCCCCGTGAGTGAAGGAGAACCATCATGGCGAACTTCGCCACACTCGATGAGCTGAAGGCTCGCCTCGACTGGACGCTCGACGCTGACGAGGAGCGCATCGCGACCTCAGCCCTGGAGGACGCCTCCGACCTGGCCAGCTTCCACGCTGGCCGCGACTGGCCGGATGCAGCCTCTACCCCCCGCCTCGTACGGACCCTGGTCCTGAAGGCGTGCAAGCGGTACATGGACAACCCCTCGGGCTACACCCAGTCCCGAGCGGGCGACGAGACTCTGGGCTGGAACGACAGCCAGGGCGAGAACGCAGGCACCGTCCACTTCACCGACGACGAGCAGAAGCTCCTCGCGGAGGTTGGCGGCAAGCGCGCCGGCCTCGTCTCCGTGGGCGTGAGCGCCTGGGGCTCGAACATCCGCCTCTACCGCAGTCGCACCCATCGCGGTCGCGGCAACGACCTCCCGGCCGGGTTCGTCCCGTCCGAGTCCAGCAAGGACATCCCGCTCTACGCGAGCGAGGATGACGTCTGGTGAGCTCGATGCAGCGCAGACGTGGCGTCCCGGCCGTGATCTGGAAGAGCCGTTACCACACCGACAACCGGGGCAACGAGATCCTTGTCGCCGACGCGGATGGTCCACACAACGTCCGATGCGCACTGATCCCGCAGCGTTCGGCCCGAGCCGAAGTCCCCGGTCAACAGCAGATCAACATCACCCGCATGATCGTGGACGCCAACCTCCAAGGGGTTGAGCTCTGGTCGCGGGTCGAGATGCTGGGCAAGGTCTGGGACATCGTGACCCCACCCGCCTACCACCACGGCGAGCGTAGGACTCGGCACTGGTCGATCGACGTCCGCGAGAGGCCGAGCTGATGGCCTACATCTTCAAGGGCCTCAACGGCAAGAACATGGCGGAGTTCATCGCCTCCCTCCCCGAGGTGCAGAGCGAGGTCGATCAGCGCGCCTTCGAGATTGGCGTCAGGGCTGAAGAGCTCCTGCTCCAGCACAGGGTCGAGGGCATCGCGCAGATCGAGATCGCCAAGGGCGACATCGACGCCTACGTCGTTCTCGCCGACGCCAACGGAACCAACTCCAAGTCCAACTCGAACTCAGCCCTGTCGATCGAGTTCGGCCGCAGCGCGTACGACGTGGAAGTGATCGACGGCCAAGGGAAGGTCGTGGACGAGTACACGGTCGGCGCGATGGAGGGCCTGCACATCCTCGAAGAGGCTTCGCACCTCCCGAAGAAGTCGGGCCCGAAGGTCAAGGCCAAGAAGCGCAAGGTCAAGATCAAGGCGCGCAAGAAGCGCGGAGGAGGTAGAGACTGATGGCTGGTCTCCCTCCGGAGATCAAGGCGCTTGCCGAGCTCTCCCCGGTCGAAGACCTGATGCTCGCGATCCTGCGCGACGGACTGCCTGGCATCCAGGTCAAGTCCCTGATCGCCAAGGATCAGACGTTCCCGCTCGTGCTCGTTCGCCGAGACCCGTCCTTCGGGAACTGGCAGGGCGACACCCGATTCCTCGACGCAGCTCGCGTCGCGGTGCA